CAAGACTTAGTTTGTTCAACATTCTGATTTAACTGTTTTGTAGAAGCAGTTGGTGTATCAACCGCAACATAAGCCGTCAATTCGTATGTTGTACTTGCATCTAATCCTGAAATATCAAGAGTTGATCCAAGGTTAGAGAATGTTGCACCAGTATCGACTGCGCTATCTTCTTTTGAAACAATCCAATCACCAGAGTTAGTAAATGTACCAGCCCCATGACTGTACGTTGATCCTACAGTATCACCATCGGTAGAAAGCAGTTGCTTATCACCAGAGCCGTCAGTAGTAAACTTATAACGTCTTTGAACGGTTAATCCTGATACTGATACGCCAGTTGAAGATGGATTTGAATTTGGAAGATCAAACAGTAAAGAGTTGTTACCAGTTGACTTAAGTATAGCATCACCAGATTCTAATACTACATTTGTATAGTCCGATGTACTAGTACCAAAACTTCTTACCGATGCAAATACTTGATCACTATTCATTTGAATATCAAACAGATAGTATCTGTAATTACCATCGCCGTTTTCTTCGATTGCTCTTACTCGTGCAGTACCAATTGTAGATCCGCCATGTCCAGTGGCACTTCTTAAATTTACTTCCTGGAATTCATGAATGTTCGGTTGACCTTTATTATTAGACGAATTACCAACAACATAGTTACCATAAGATGCAACAATATTCTGAGCAATATTACCAGTTGTATCTTGTGCTTTTGGAAGAGTAATTTTTTTAGATGGTACTTGTAGACGATAACCGTCAACATATGCAACACCATCAGATACATTAATTTCTAAATTAGAATCATTTAACTCGCTAAATTCTGCAATAAATGGTTTGACAATATAATCACCTGACTCTTCTTTTGTTCTTTGAGCCATGATGTCGTTAATCACATTGTATGCTTGAGCTGGAGTTGATACGTCAGTGACTCGACCATCTACAACATTACATAGATATACAAAGTTTTTACCAGCTGGTAAATCATCTTTCTTAATAAGTGTTAGTCTAATTCTGTAACGATCAGCGCCAGGTGATGCAAGATTTGGTTGTGCACCTTGGTTATCATATAAAGCTTCAAAGTCATCGACTGAAACTACATCTTCTATTAATTGAAAACCGATTTCACTTGTTGGTGTTGAGCTATACTTATTAACAAAAATAGTTTGCTCTTTAACAAATACAAAATGGCCTTGTACAAAATAGTCACCTGATGCAACTGAAATTTTTGTTCCGAGGCCTGTAGCATCTGACGCAGCAACTTGTAATTGTTGTGAAACTTCATTAGATCTCAGTTCTGCATTGTTAGGCACTTTAATAGGAGTTGTGCCGGTACCACCTAATGCATTCACGTATCTGACGTACAATGTTGGCGGATCACCATTTTCAGCATTTTTGTATTCTAGAATTTTGACTTTAATATCAGTATTACCTTGAACATAAAAAGTCTCTCCAACAATTTCATCTACGAGATCATTATTGCTTATGGATTTTAACTTAATATAATCAAGTCGCGTATTAAGGGTAATATTACCAGCTCTTACAACACCACCTTCATTAAGGATATTAGACTCCAATCGTTCCATTTCTTTTTGCTGGATAGTTTGCATTTGTGTAAGCTCACGTGCTTGAAGAGCTCGACCAGCTTTAAATAGAATTCGATGATAATGATCACTATCAGCAAAATCGTCTTTATATGTTGAACTAAAAGTGGTATTAGTTAATAAATTTGCCATGGTTTACCCTTAAACGGTAATAACTACTTTAATGTCTTCGGTTTGGGATGATGATCTAATGATCTTTGCTCTATTCTCTATGTATAATAGGTCTCCAGAATAGCGATCAATGTCACCATCTATATCAGCTGAGTCAATGACTCCGTCTAATGATCCATCACTGTCCTCAACAAACATTGTATCTTCAAATGCCAAGAATCCAGTATGGTTATTTTGAATATAGAATACGTTAACACTATCAACATCTACAATATAAGCTGCAGAACCACCGGTACTATCTCGAATAATATCGTCATTTGTAAATGCAACAGCAGACTGCATTACAACTTTTCTTAAAGCTTTCCCGGTGGTTTCTGTAAATATTTCTGTAGAATCCATAAGTGTTGGATTTTTTAATACCGTGATTTGTCTAAAATCTTGATCAACAACAAAATCGCCACCTTCAATACCATTCGGTTTGGCATTTAACATAACACTAGATGTTTTCAAAGATTTAGGCATATCAGCTTCTAAACCATTTTTAGGACTGACGATAGGCCGATACTCCGCCCCTGATCCACCGCCACCGGAAATTACAAAATTAGCATAATCGTATCCTGAACCTAATGCAGCTGATTCATTATTCATTTCTACTTTAACAACGGCACCGCCAGAAATTGTTGCGGTTGCTTGTGCACCAGTTCCATTACCATACACAAATACTGTTGGAGCAGATGTATAGCCTGATCCACCCGAAACTTTATTTGCACCATAGATTTGTCCACCTACAGCTGCATCCTGAACTGTCTTTTGCTCGGTCTCAAAAGTATTCGTCGCAGTAACTACTTTTTCAATTGGTAGATAACTTGAAGTGAGGAATGCTGCAGATCTTGTTGCAGAAAGTGAATACAAAAACTTCCAACGATAGCCATCAGATGTTTCAAATGCTTTTGTTGAAATAACACCTGCATCAGTATAACTAGGCTTTACAATTGATTGGTTTGCTTGACCACTGGCTGACTTACCCTGTTGTAAGCAAACATATATTGCTTGATCTTCAGTCATCACATAATACGAATTAGATGGATATCCTACTACGTCATCATTCCAACCAGAGTAGATAGTACCAGATGTCCAGTTATATCTTGGAATAACAAAAGAAGCATTTTCAACTTTTTTGACTGACATGATATTGTTTCTTGCTTCACGCTCTTCTGTTAGTTTACGCACTGGAGTTGTTGGTGTATCAGTTGAATTATATTCAATAGGATTACCAATACCAATATAAAATTGATTTGAGTCAGTTGCATTATTAACTTCAGTTAAAAACTTGCCTGAAAGATCGTGTTTTAATGCATCAGTTACGATAGCTGCCATTTTAATTTCCTATTATGATACTGAATAACCGTAGCCAGAAACGATATACCATTTTGAACCATCCCAAATAAGTTGAACTGATTCGTTTTCTTGTAGTGTAATTTGTGTGGTTACACCAGCAATATTTGAACTTGTAGGAGTTACATTTACTGATGATCCAGATTTTGAACTTGTAATAATTTTAAGTTGACCTTCTACTGTTCCATCTGGCACAGCAACAGAAGTTGGTGTTGCCGTTACAAATGTCGTATAAGTAGTAGTTAAGTCAAGTGTTGCACCTGAACCTTGTGAAACATGTTCAAATGCAGTTCTTTCAATTAGAACTTGTCCAGTAGTACTTGCACCTTTTAAGTGAAGATTTGTACTTGCTTCACCTGATGCAATAACTACTGGATCGTTACCCGTCGCAGCATTTGCAACAGTAATTTCATTAACAGCTGAACCTGTTGCTGTTAATTTGATAGATTCATTTCCATTTGTGTCATTAATAGATGTAGTAATATTTGGTGTAGTAATTGCCGGAGATGTTAAGGTTTTATTTGTTAATGTAACTGTATTTGTATCGAGTACAACTTCACCGGTTTTTCCTGGAAGAGTAATAACATGATTACTAACGACACCCTCTGATTTAACCGTTAGTGTATTAGGAGCTAAACCTTTACTAAATATAATTGCGCTATCATTAAAAGATACATTACTTGCTAAAGTATCGCTATCCCCGCCTAAAAGTTGGTATAGCTCAACAAAATTATCATTAGTTTTAGTAGCCGCAGAACGAAGCGTATCACCCGTTCCGTCGTTCGCATTTGTTCCTGTTGAAATAGCTTGTCTAGTCATGTTAGAACCTTTAAATTAATCTATACTATTTATATCACTGAATCATTAATGTCTGACAAATAGCGAGTAAATATTTCGTTATCCATAGTCTCAGTACCAAGATCTGTAGTTGGTCCAGCTGAATCGTCGAACGTAAATGAATTTGGAGTCATAATTTCTAGGATGCTTGAGTATGCACTATCAAGTACAGAAAGTGTAACGCTATCATAGTTATCGATAATTTCATCAGGATTGATACGTAGATCTGTTCCATCCGAATCGATAATTGCAGTCATTAATGCAAAGTCACCTTCGATAGTATCAGTTGCCTCAGAGAAGATAATTGGAGAAATTTTCTTAATATTTCGAATCTCATCCGAATCAACTGCAGTCGTTGCAGTTACTACATTTGTAGCACCATCGCTTGTGAGTAATACTTCACCTTCTAAATAAAAACCAGCAGGATGTACAAACTTTTTATAGAGATCTAAATAGTCGGCAGTAGCCAAACCTACTTTGATAAGTGTAGAAAATGTTTGATATCGTCTGTTATCAGTAATAAACTTTTGAAATTCATAACCAATTTTTGATTCACCTACAATCAAAATGTTTTCTTTAGGATACTCGATCTGCGCTTCTTCGTTAAAGAAAGCTCTAAAGAATGTAGTGCCTGCATTTAGGGTACCTTTCATTCTATAGAAGTCACCCATCATTTTAGCCATTAGTCTTGGCTTTTGATAGAATAAATCAGCGCTCAAACCATTACCAATAGAATTCCACCATTGATCTAAGTTATCATCACTTGTTTGATTGATATCATGACTAGATAATAAATTATGTAATTCTAAATCAAACGAGTGTCGACCATCGCTATCGAGATATTCATAATATGCTTCAAGTAAATTGATTAGCTTAGGATACTCAGACTGAAAATACTCAGGTAATACATCCTTTACCTGAGCTTTTGTCAGATTTAAATCTCTGCGATTAAGATCTTCTAAGCGTTCTCTATGGCTCATAGTGTGAATGCCGTATTCTGGTAATCAATGTTAGCAACAGTATTTGAGTTACCTGGATCAAATGATAACGTATAATTTCTTAATGGCTTAACGGTACTCTGATTGGCAGGTACCGCAGATACTTTAATTGCATCAAGTTCAAAATCAGAAATATCTAATCCAGTAATCGTAACTACTCCAGTTCCAGTATTATAATGACCAACATTATCCTGTACAACTACTACATCAGATACACGAATCATTTCTAATACATTTGAATTCAGTCTGTTTTTAATAACACATTTGTCACCATTATATGTAAATCTACTTGTTGTAATAATTCGATTAACATTACTTGGAATTGCTAAAGCTGTAGGGAATTTGAGCTCATAATCAAGTGGTTGATTTAATGTAGGTGCAAATCTTTGTTGCAATCTAACGCTAATAGTTGAGTTTAGAATAGCGGTTGACAATCCATCAATTTCGGCTAGTAACAAAGATCTTCTAAAGATACTATCAAACTTTTTCAGATTATCATCGACGTACTCAACAATAAAATTATCGATTGCTGTACTTTGTGTTCTAGCAGTAATGTTTGTTTGATCGGGGTCAAAATCATATGTTACGTCTAGCTCTAAGAATGTAGTAACAGGATCACTGAATACAGTATTAATTGACATAATAGCTAGGTTTTCAGATAGAACTGCAACGATAT